CCTCCCGACGCCTCACTACCCCACCCCATACAACGACCCCCACAAGACGCCCCCACAAGTCCCCCCATACAACGCCCCCACACAACGCCCCCATACAACGCCCCCATACAACGCCCCCATACAACGCCCCCACAAGACGCCTCATACACCCCCATACAACGCCTCCATCGACGCCTCTTTGTTATAAAAGGAACTCGTAAACCAAGAGTTTTTATGATTAAAAAAATGGTTAAAAAAATGTCATTTGAACAAGAAGTTGAACTCCTCATAGAATGCTATCATCATTTAAATTTATCGCTCGAAGATGCAAAAGGCATTTTAAAAATTGAAAATGAAGATTTTCAAAATGAAATCTTAGAAATTATGGAAGAATTTAATTTTTCTTTTAAAGAAGCAAAAAATTACTTAAGCTGATCCATTTTATTTTAACTTATCCATCTAATTTTTAATAAAACAATTAAATGAATATAACATTTTTATTTATTTTTTAATAAATTTTCTATAATAAAATAACACGTATGCATCTTTGGATAATAAATTCGTATTTTGAAAATTAGTAACGTTTGCATCATTAAATAGATACCATTTTTTATCCAAATTCTTACAAGCCGACCAATAATGTCCAGATTTACTAGTACCAGAATGATAATTTACAGCATACAAAGAATATATATAATTATTTGGATCGTTCTTATCTGATGATACGTATTTTGTCAAATTTAAATCTTCAATAGGGAAATCAATATGAGTATGAATCTTATTTCCTGTATTTGTAAAACGCTTAAAATGAATAATTAAATAATTTGGAAATGTCCAAGCCTTAATTGTTTTTGTACAACCTTTTTCTTTACAATTTTCACAACACCACGTATCAATATGTTCATCGTTGTTAAAATATTCATCTAAACAATGTGTTAAAGTTGTAGAATTGTTTGTAGGTATATTTAAACTAATACAATTAAATGGCTCAAATATATTTTCTTTAATATTACAATTTTTACAATCAATTTTGTTATAAAACATACCATAAAACGTCTCTATCAAAAAAGAATAATCCTTTTCATAAAATTTACTCCATTGTGTTAATGATTCTTTCATCAAAATATCATTTTCATTTTCTACAGTTCCAATTATATCTACTTCAATTTCATATGAAAGTGCTTTGTGCATCAAATCAAGAATATACATCAAACACTCGTGTGAATCTTGTTGATCTAATGTAAAATATTTTGGAATAAATTTACTAATATTTTCAACAAACGATTTTGGTTTCAAAACTTGATTAGTATCCCACGCATTCATAATTAAATTAAGATAACTTAGAATAATATAATATTCCTTTTTTCTTTTATTCATTTGCTCAGGATCATCTTTTTTATATCTATATGATAAAAAATAATCAGTTAGTTTTAATGTATTACTCAAACATTGTAATACAGAATTCATAAAACATTTATTTCCTAAATTTACTAATCCACTTAAACCCTTTGTTACATATGCTTCTTTTTTTAAAACAAGCTCATGATGATAATGTATATCGTAATCGTAACTCATATCTTACTAATTTATTTAATTACTAATTCAATTATTTTTAAATTACAAATTAACACTTTATAAAACACTTTATAAAACACTTTATAAAACACTTTATAAAACACTTTACAATAAATTAACACTTTTATTTAAATTATTCAAATCTTGAGAATGATCATAATCGTGAAATGATATAAATCCAATATCTTTTTGAAACTGATCAAGATTATCTGTAAACATTTTCATACAAGTTGCATTAATACCTGAATCCTTTAATACATTTCCAAATGTGTAATCTTCAAATATTTCTGTTGAATATATACTAAAAAGATGATAAGAAAATTTTGATACTATAACGTTCAATGCCCTCTTACTTAAATAATACATAGGTCCATAACATATTATAGATTCATTTAAATTAAATGTTATCGATTTTAATAGTGAATCATTTACTTTTTTTTGATGATGTGAACAAGGACTATCTTTTTGTATTTTATATGCGTGACCAACATAATCTTCTTGTATAGTTTTTGATATATACTTTTTAAACTGTTTTATATTAATCAAAACATCATCATCTACTTTGAATATACCTCTTATATTTTTTGTTAATTCAGATGTCGCTATAAATTTATAAGCACACGCAAGTTTTAATGTAAGATATTCATATGTATCTGGACATTTTACAACTAACGTATGATTATCTTGTATATAATAATCATCTTTAATACCTGGATCCCCATATACTATAATATATGGAATCTGAATATTATCTAACCACTTTTTATTCGATTCATTTACTCGTTTTAGATTATTTTTGTGTGTCACTAATAAAATTAGATACATATGATATAATTATATCATTATTTTTAAATATATTATCTCTCATTGTTTACCCCAAGATTTTTTCCAATGATGGACTAAATATGCATCTGGAAAAATACACGCTGGTGTAAATGGTCTATCCCATAAATAGGGATATACATATTTTGTAGGTAAATCAGTAACCTGATTTTTATATTTTTTAATTGCTAATGTCAATAATCCTGGACCCCAAGGTGGATTTAGTCTATAATAATCTTCAACTTGATTTAATTGCCATTTTAAAATTTCATTATCTGCCACGGATCCAAAAAAAGCGTTACAATAAACAGATGGTTGTTGTTTTGCAACAATAAAAGTATTATCTAAAAAACAATCTATATTTTTATTCCATTCAAAATCTGTATCACAATAAACACCTCCATATTTATTTACAACATACAGTCTCATAATATTTGATTTTGATGAATAATGTTTACAAGAATTTATATAATCTTTTAAATGCTCTGGTACGTCTTCGTCTGTATGAAGCATATACTCCCAATCTGGATGCAAAGTCCTCCAATGATCTCTCCAAATTATAAATTCATCTGGTATATTATTAGACCCTAACCAAATTTGATGAAGAATTTTAGGTATCATTAATTAAAGTTATAAAATAAACTTAATTATCTTTAAATTTATTAATTTATTAGATTATAATATAACAAAATGCCTAAAAAATCTTCTCCAAAAAAAAATATCAGCCCTTATAAAATGCGCAAATACAAAAATTGTTTGGCATCAAAAGGAGGTGTTGCACAATCATTAACTGAACGATCAGGTAAACGTTTTAATAGAAAATTATACTGTGCACAATCTTTTGGTCTCAAACCTAAAACTGAAAATTTTAAAAAATTAGAAAAAAATATTAATAAATTATACAAATCTTTCAAAGATTCTTTCAAAAAAAAGTCTTTTCCAAAACGTAAATCAAAAAATCAAAGAGGAGGGGCATCCAAATCTAAAAAAAGCAAATCTGTTAAACGCAAATCTGTTAAACACAAATCTAAAAAAAGCAAATCTGTTAAAAAGAAGAGCAAGTCTCCAAAACGTAAATCTAAAAAAGTAAAGTCTGTAAAAAGAAAGTCTTCTACAAAACGTGAATCAAGACCAAGTCCAACAGAATCAGCAACACTATTTTCAGTTGGAACAATTAAAAGGGGGAATGATGGCGGTATGTGGGTAGTTATTTCAACAAAAAATAATACAAAAAGATGGAAAAGGGGAAATTTTGACAAAGTTATCAAACATATTGGAGGTGGTCAACAAAAATTACCAACTGAATTAATTGCAAAAATACTAGATATACGTAGAGACAAAAGTATGAGTAAATGGGATAAATATTATAGTTCAGATAAACAAAAGGAAAATTTAAATTTGTATAAGAAAGATCATGAAAAAATTAAACACTTACTACAAAAAGCCAAACCTCATTATGATTTCATCGAAAAAAATAAAGATGACAAAGTTAAAAAAAATTATATCAATAAAAATCGTGATGCTATAACACAAATTACTTGTGAAATAGGAACATATTTGGTAAAAAATTGGGTACAACGTAGACCAGATATATTGCACGGATGGGAATTATACGATTTTTGTGAAAAAGAATTCCAAGAAACTTATAGGGATAGATATATAAAACAATACGATGAGGAACCTGATGAAGACGATGATCAAAAAATGAGTTTTAGTGATATTATCCGTGCATTAACAAATGGTTATAATATTTTAAAAACGAGTATCCATGATAAATATGATATGCATATATGGAAATATGGACAAATCGGTAATAATTAAATATATTGTATTATAACTCTATAAATTTATAATACATTAATCTTATATTTACGTCTACTCGTTTTATTAAGATCTGTTATGTAAACATTATATGCAGTAGCTGCTTCTATTTCATCATCAAAAAATCCAATGTGAATTTGACGTTTATTATTAACTACATAACTTCTATATTTTTGTTTATTTTTATCAAAAGTAACACCATAAAAACGCGATGTACCTTTCTCTTTTTGTTTTGGTTTGTCATCAAATGAAATATAATTATTTTCTTGTGTTGTATAATTTTCTATTTCATTTAAAGTATATTTTGTACCATAATGGTTATTTAGGTATAAAGCTTGTTGGTTATATAGCTTAGCACACTCTATTTGATCTTTGTTGTGACCAAGATGATATGTCTTGCGTTTATATTTTATACAAACACAAAAATATTCTCTTTTCTGGTCATAACTAACACCAGTGTATCTAGATGTTTTATTTTCTAATTGTAGCTGTTTTGATAAATTAGGAATATCTCTTGGTGTTGTCATGTAGTCTCGTATATCATTTAATTCATAATTTGTATTATATCTTTCGTTTACAAAAACTGCATAATCGTTATAAGCTTTTGCTGCATCTAATTCAGTATCATAATATCCAAGAAAATGATTTACGTAGTCTCTTTTTAATTCAGATTTCCATTTTTGCTTTTCTTCTGAAAAACAAGCACCCTTGTATTGACCTGTTTTATTTGACATTTGTTGACCTGTTAATTTATATACATTGGTTTCATTAATTGTATCTAATGTCTTTTTTGTTAAAGTTTGGCTTGGTAATGTTAATGACGTTTTGTTATGTTCTATATAATTACAGAAATCATCTGATGTTGTAAAGTTAAAATTGTCAAGGAATTCTTTAACTCTGTTCATAATATGAATACAATATTTCAATTGTGTATCGTCTTCAAAGAAAAACCATTCCCTACGACCTCTAATATTAAACGGTTGTAAAACGTTTTGAATAGTTCTTTCACAAAGTTCTGCATCATATGTTTCAATATCATAATAAAGTTGCAATGAACGTTCGCTAGATGCAGTATTTAAATTTCTTACACGTTTAGTTGTATCAGTTGCCATACCGATTTTATAATGTCCAGGTTTTGAAACGTCATTAATTAAATAAACATAACCAGATCTCCAACAAGAAAATCCAAATGTATGAGGTTTATGTTGTAATAATTTAATTCGTTCTTCTTGTTCTTGTAAAACTTGCTGTTGATGTTGTAATTGTTCTTGTAATGTATTTTGTAATAACTCTTCTAGTTTAATATAATAATCATGTATTTCATCTGCTCGTTTAGTATTAGCTTTTAAACAAAATTTTTTAAATGTATTAACAGTCATTAAGATTGTTTCTTTAGGTCTACCACCTTGTAGGTTTTCCGCAAGTTGCCGCAAAACTATTTGATAATCAATATTAAGATTAAAGTGTTTTTCAAGAAGTCTCTTAGCATCACTTTTTCGTGTAAAACCACACCATTTCCATACATCATCCAAGTCAATGACAAAATCTGTTTTTGAATTGTAGTTCAAGTAACTGTAAAAACTAGCAACAAAAATTTGTTGTTCATCATCTGTAAATGATTTTTGTATTCGTTCTATTAACGTACTGTGAAACCCCTTCGATAACTTTGTCAAAGGACTATTGTTAATTAAATTAACTATATCTAATTTTTCCTTATCCATTTTGTTATAATCTATATAGTTCATTGTTTTTTAAATAAGTTTTGTTATTTTTTACAAAAATATTTAATAAAATTTGTAAAAAAATACAAAATATTTGTTCAAAATGTTTATTTTTTCTTATATGTACGGTAATATTTGTTTAAAGCTTGGTCAAAATTGAGACTTTTTCCAAAATGGAAGGCTTCGGGTCTTTTATCGAGTACGTATTTACAAGCTTCTTTAGGCTCGAGACCATATTTATCGACTAAATATACAGCTACGGATATAGCTGATCTTTGTCTCCCTGCCCAACAATGGACGAGTATGTTATTATTTTGTAATACAGCGTGTTTATGTATAAACTCAACAATACACGGCATAAATTGAAACATAAGGTCATAGTCTTTTTGTTTTAAAGAATCTTCAACAGGAATTCTCATATATTCAATGTTTTTGTTGCTAGCAAAATGATTAGGAATATCTTTGCTACAATTTAAAACAGCACGTATATTTTTATTTTTAAAAAAATCTTTATCTTTTGCGGCTTGAAAGTTACCTAAATAAATTCTGTTCATTATTTTATTATATTTCGCTAAAGGCTTATCCTCATCTGGTATACGAAGACCAGCTTTAATAGGAGAATGTTTTCTAATATAATCTGCCAAATTAAGTTTATGATCAGTTTTTCTAGTACGTTTAACTAAACGTTTATCAGTCATACTTATATATATCATATAAAAAAATAATATGATATATTTATATATATATATTATCATATTATTTTTTTGATAATCTTTTCTTTTTTGATAGTCTTTTCTTTTTTTGATAATCTTTTCTTTTTTTGATAGTCTTTTCTTTTTTTGATAATCTTTTCTTTTTTTGATAATATTTATTCTTTTTTTGATAATCTTAATATTATTTTAGGTATTTTTTTCTTTTCAATAACTGGATATATCTCACCATAATCATCAACAAATTGTCTTAATAATTCTACTTCAGCCTTTTCTAATAACATTTGTTCTTGAGTACGTAACACACGTCTTACTTTATCCATTAATTCCCTCATTTTACAAGAATTATCTAAACACATTTCATCAAACTTTTCATTCAATTTGTTCTTTAATATATTTGTTATTTTCTCTCTCGTTATAGATTCAACTTGTATACTTTTACGTTTTTCCAAAGTCCGCTCTTTTTCTAATCTAACTTGTTCTAAACGTTGTTCTTTCTTTGATTTATTATATGTTATAAATACTGCAATGTCTTGAAAAAACTTTTTTACAAAATCATTCATCCTTACATATTTATGTAATAATTCATAATCTAATTCTGATATATTAATACTACCATTACTAACATCTTGTAATATAATATTAACTTCACTCATCATCTTTTCATTTTCACATACCTTTTTACCTCCACATTCACTTAATAATTTATCATTTTTGTTTAATAAAAACAATTTCACTTGATCTCTTAATTTTAACAAAACTATAGGTGACATTTCTATATTTTTTTCTATAAAATCATATACTCTTTTTGTTATACCACTTGATGTATTAACCTTTTCTACTATCCTTTTTCTCCATTTATTTATTCTATCAATATAAATAGGACTCCATAATATCTTCTTTGATACATCTATATTTATATCATTTATTACATCCTCTGGTAAAATAAACCCACGCTTATCATGTATCTTTTCTTTTCGAATCACTTTTTCATATTCTAATGTAGAACTCTCTCTTCTTATATCAAAATCTATATTTATACCCAACATTTCTTGTATCAATCTATTAAAACATAACATCAACATTTTTACCCTCTCAAATGCTATTTTAGTACGTTTTAATTCATTACAAACAAATACTTCTGGTAATTCTACTAAAACAGACGATACAACTGAACCAGAGAAATAACCAGCACTATATAGACTATTAATATAATTAGTAAAATTACTAAATCCAAACTCACCCATATTCACTAAATCATATGCTACACAACAAGCTATAACCATTTGTAAGTCAATTGATGAACTATATATGTCAAAATTTTCACCAGATCTCTCTATCTCCTTATCAAAACTATTCAATATACTTTCAATTTTATCAATTAACCCAAATACATTTAATATATCATCGTTCTTCTTTATATTCTTTAGTAATTTTTTTATCAAATCCAAATAACGTTTCTGTTCTTTTGTCCAACCACTAAATACTCTTGATGTGCGTTCAAGATCCCTAAATGTAGATTTTTCCAAAACATCATCTTCACCTAAAACAGAATTACTATCTAAATCATCTGTTATATCTAAACTACTCTGACTTTTATTATCATCACTATCCATTTCACCATCACTATTACTACTAACACTATCACTATCACGTAACGAGTAACCATCATCTTCTTGTATTTCTACATCAAACTTTTCTATTTCTTTTCCTAACTTAAACCCACTAACCATTTCACTAACATCATCTAAAGTTATTCTTACAATCTCTTTACCACCTAACTCTACACCATCTATTACGTAATTATCATTATCTAAATCTATATGAATAACGTGAAAATATTTACCATTTTTTAATAACAAATCTTTGTAAAAAATCTGATCTGTCTCTACTGTTAATGGTAATCCATCAACTATTATACCAACACGAGTCTTGTGTATATTTCTTATAGACCCCTGCATACCAAATAAAGGACCTCTTATTATTTCTACTACATCACCATCAAACATCACATCCTTTTCGTCCAAAAAAGCAACTTTTCTACAATGGCCTAAATAACGATTCTTATCAATCTTTGATAATACAACACATTCATTTACAACTTGACCATTTTTTAATTCTTCTTTTGATATAATTTCCTCATTTACACCCACTTCTAATTCTAATTTACCAGGTATATAATACTTTACTTCAATCTCTTTACCCTTATGAGCACCAATTAATAATATACCATATTTAGAATGACGAAATAAAGATCTTATACGAGTTTCCTTTGACCTTCTTTCTTCAACCTCTTCATTTTGACCATCATCACTTTCTAATTCTTTAACAAATTCATCAACATCAAAATCCTCATTTTTACTCTCTCTTTCTAATAAGGCTTCGGACATTATGCTGTCCAAATCAATTTGTTCAGATTCTGACATCTTTATTATTAATCAATAAAAAAAATATACGACAACCACATAAAAAATATGTATTTAGAAGTTTGATTAAAGATACATTATAAAAAAAATGAAAAAGTATTATTATTTTTATTTATTCAAATGTATAATTTACGTACAAGAAAGTATATTAATTACAATAAGAAATCTAATTATAAAGTATACGTATTTGATTTAGATAACACACTTTTTTTACATAATAGTGAAGAAACTTATACAACAAGGTATCATGAAAAAGTAAAAAACTATTTGCTAAATCTAAAACGTGATAATAAAAAGATTTGTTTAGCTACTCATAATACAAATCCTAAATATTTACTTGAAAAAATGGGTCTTGAATATGATTTTTTTGATATAATCGTTTATGAATTAAAAAATGTACATCCCTTATTGAATTCAATAACCGAATATACAAGTAAAAAAGATATGATTTTAGATATTATTAAAAAAACAGGATGTAAAAAAAGCCAAGTTATATTTTTCGATGATAGTTATTATAATATTCGTCAAGTACAAAGCATAAATGTAAAATCTGTAAAAGTTTCTCCTACATCTGGACTTTATTTATAAAGTCTAAATTATAAAAGACAGCTAAAATATAATTTATATATAATTTATCTTGATTTATATATAATTTATTAACATTAGGCGTTAATCGTTTCTTTAATAAAGGCGTCACGAGGCGTTAATCGATTCTTTAATATAGGCGTCACGAGGCGTTAATCGATTCTTTAATATAGGCGTCACGAGGCGTTAATCGTTTCTTTAATAAAGGCGTCACAAGGCGTTAATCGATTCTTTAATATAGGCGTCACGAGGCGTCACGAGGCGTCACGAGGCGTTAACTCGGGGTCTGAGTATATAAAGACACATATTTGTTAAGTTTTCAAAATGTTCCAACCATTTAAATTTTATTTTCCAAATGTTATCGCTAAAAACCAATTGCCACATATTCATCTAACACAGAAATCTTTTTCTACTCCATTTTCTCTATTTAGTAATCAACCAGGACAATTTAAAAAATATCAACCAGAAGTAGAACATTCAGAAATTGAATTAATGATTGAAAACAAAGATATAGGTAAGATTATTGGAAGATCTGGTTCTATTATCCAAGAAATTAGAAAAACTTCAAAGGCTAAAATTAAAATCTATGAAGAAATGTTTGGGTCAAAACGAAAGGTCAAAATAACAGGACTTTCTTCTAATGTAGAAATTGCAAATGATATAATTTTACAAAAATTATTATAAAAAATTATTATAAAATTAAAATTCTTAATCGTTAAGTTTTATAAATAAACATATATTAAAATTATTAATCTTTAAGTTTTGGTTTAGGAATAGGTTGATTAACAACAGGAACTCCCAATCTAACTATTTCTGGAATACCATTTTTCTCTCGTTTCTCTTTAATTTTCTTTAATAAATCAGATTCAACGTATTTCTCCATTACATTTTCTTGTTTACCAATACTATTCAATTTTTTATATATATCTGTTTTATTGTCTGTTTCGTTGTCTGTTTCGTTGTCTGTTTCGTTGTCTGTTGTATCTGTGTCTATTGTGTCTGTTTCGTTGTCTGTTTGTTCATTATCAAACCCGCCACTTAGATAATTTACAATAGATGCGTCCATTTTAGAATCTATATAATGTATTTTTGTGAAATTACCAGATACATTTATCTCATTTTTTACAATTTCATATAAAAGTTTACCTACATCAGCTGGTCTTTTTAGCCAGAAATCCCACACACCTTTTTTGACTTTTCTATAAAAATCAGTTATATGGTAATCACACGGTACTGTTAAATATATAGGAGTATGGAATGGGTACTCTTGACGTAATTGATATTCCAGATCTTCAAAAAAGGGTGTGTAAATTGTAAAATGTGCAGTCATACTTGATATACCTAACAAAACATCCATTGATAATTTAAAAAAATCTAATTTTGAATTGTAATTATTTGATCTTAATCCTGTATGATATCTTTGAATTAATATATCTGTTTGAGTTTCTATACTATTACTTCTTCCATCTACAGGTGTGTGACGGTTAAAAATAGAATCTATTATAAATTTTTTCATATCTAGAACCTTTGGAGTTATCAAATCATATATTTCTTGTCCGTCCTTTTTATAGTATAACGTGTCAGTTAACCTGTTTTTATATAACTTGATATTGTAAACGTATTTATATATCCATTCCATTATTTGTTGATTTATTTGTTTACAAGTTTTATTATCATATTCAACCCATTCGTGTTGAAACAAAAATTCTTGATAATTCATAAAATTTGTAAATATTCTTTCTTTTGCGACTTCTCTTAATTCGTTATTAACTACTTCCGTCTTTATAGAAATATCTCTATACTTGCCATCTTCATCACCTTGAACACTATGTGGTGTTATATAAGATCTCCCATAATCTATTATATGAGGTATATATTTTGTGGTTAACACTATATCTTGACCATCATATTTTATTTTAATTTGTTCAGGTTCAGATAATTCAACTATCATTATATTTTCCAAATGTAAATCATAATGTGTAAAATTTAAATTATCTTGTGCAACTTGTAATGTATACATTATAATCATTAATATAACTATAATATTCCTTTGTATTTCGTGTGTTTGTTCAGCAGTAGACTTTAATAAAGTAGTTATATACTTGTATAATGAAAACACATTTTTAGTATTGATATCTCTTACATATTCGTATATTACATGAAGTTTTTCAGAATGACGTTTATCACATATTTTCACATTTTTAAGTGATGAATTACTTGTAATACTTTCATCAAAACCACATATCATTTTACCATATATTAATGCAAAATGATCAGTTTTATTCATTAATCGTAATTTATTCAATGTCCTACCTACATAATATTCATATGAAAGTGAATCTTGTGCATCTTTCAATGGAACTTTTACTAATACATCAGCATCACTAATTTTTTCTTTAAATGTTTTTTTTAAAGACATTATGAAAACCCTTCCATTACTTGATTCTGTAGGAAATACTTTTGTTATTTGGAAAAAATATGAATAAAAATAAGGTTTGCTTTCAAATAATTTAAACAATCTTATATAATTATTCACTGTTTCCACTGATGTCATATATGTACTACCTTTTGATTTCACTATGACATTACTAATTTCATTATATATCTCTGATATATTTTTATCAACTGGAATCATAGTTCTTACAGAATTTATTATGTGTTCTAACAAGTTCATTATTTATATATATATATAAAAAATATATTAAAAGTTATGTTAATTCATTTTTTAGATAAACACTAAACTTTTTGTGTTTTAAAGATACATTATAAAACAATTTAAATATATAATTTATATATAAACAAGTCCGTAAGTATGCAAGATTTATTAAAAAGATATTATAACAATAATATACAAATACATATAAACGTTATAAACGATATACTACAAGAATGCAAACGTAAACCAACTAAAATGTTAGTTTTTGGATTAGGAAATGATTCTATATTATGGTATAATGCAACAAATAAAAATACAATATTTGTTGAAGACGATATCAATTATATAAATTTTACAAACATACCTCAAGATAATATTATTAAATATAATTATAGTGATATTACAGTTTCAAAAAGTATGAATTTAACCATTGGAGATATAGAAAAATATAAAATTCCAGATAAATTAATAGAATTATCACCATTTGATATAATCATTATAGATGGACCCAAGGGGTACAAGGATAATCATCCTGGTAGATTACTTCCAATTTATTGGTCAAAATATTATTTATCAAAACCAGGTACGATTCTTTATATTGATGATTCAAAAAGACTTCTTGAATCAAACTGTATAAATCGTTTTTTAATTGCAAACAAGGTTAAATATTTTCATGAAAGAGATGGGTGTGATAAATGTATAGTATAATTATATTAATTTTTATCGTTTTATAAAATATATATGACATTGTATTTTCTTAAATATTTATCAATAATATTATTCCTTGATACATATTTATGGTTTGATTTTGCTTCTAATTTAACAACATCGCCGCCCACGAGATATTGTAATATAAACTACTCAAATAAATAAGTAAAATTTTTGTGTTTCACATTTAGCAATTATGTTATTTGATGAACATAATTTAGATCTATATCTTTGTTTATCCTCGTTTAATTTACACAATTCTTGTTCTAATTCAATTTCTGACTTAAACTTTAAATTATTACATAAATCCTTAAATGTTGTCTCATTGAAATTTGGTCTTCTACATTTCGCATTAACTGAATAAAACGACTTGTATTCTTTTGTGTATTTGTTAAAAATTGTTTCTATAATGTTTTTTCTATTTAGTAAATTATTATCTCCAATACTATCTAAATTATCTATAATATCGTTATATATATCTGGAATCGGTGTCATTTGATTAATTATTTTGAATTTATCAACGATTTCCCTATCTACATTATTAATATTCGAACAGATATAAATATAACAACATACTCCTATATTTATCCCACATTTCTTATTTAACAAGATTAATGCTTCTCGTCTATGATTACCATCAAAACATATAAGACGTTCTTTATCATCATTTACATACATAAAATGTAAGACAGTATCTAATATTGTTTTGTTCTTTATATTATCAATTATAGATTGAATTTTCTCATTACTTAAATTTCTATTATATTTCCACTGTTCACTTGCATTTTCTAACATATAACTATTAAATAAACACATATATTCTGTTAATCCATCTTTTAATATAAGACTATTCTCATCAATTAAATTTCTTAAAATCATCAATTTTTATATCTCAATTATATAAACTATATAAACTCTATAATAATTTATTTTTTTATAACCAAACACATTAATCAAGTTCAATAAAATTAAATAACAAAATTTCCGTCAAAAAATATCTTCATTTAATTTTTATCGTTTTACAAAATATATATATGAAATTGTAAAATATTTGAATCATACTCATTATACTTTATTCGTCAGTAAAACGTTATACATCAGGATTTTCTATTTAAAATTGAATTTTTAATACGTTATTTAAGGTTTAATGGATACAAAATATATAGGAATTGCAGAAAATTGCAATTTGTTGACTGTATCTTTTTTAATATTAAATTCAAATTTGCAAGAAGTAGATTCTTTAAACTTGGCTTTAAAACAGAATAATGGATATCATATTTATCCTGAATCTCTTGAAGTCAACAAAATAAATATCAAACAACTTGATTTAATTGATGCTAGACGCAAATTACTTCATTTTTTACAGAAAAATAAAAGCCAATATAATTTGATTCCTATCGGTCATAATATTCAATTTGATATTAAATTTATTAAATCAAATGGTCTGCTAACAGAGGAAGAATATACAAGATTTATAAGTTATAATACAATTGATACAATTGTTATAGCTCAATCTTTAAAATTAACTGGTCAATTACATCCAAAACAAAGTTTATCATTAGTCAATTTATGTAATAGCTGTAATTTAAAGATAAATGAAAGCTTGGAACATTCATCTGAATATAATATTAAAATGACAATTAAATTATTACAATATTTTCAACAATTACTTGAAAAAGAAGATGATAATTTACATGAAAAAAACGAAAATTAAGTTCAATTTAAAAAAATATAAACATAACTAAGTTTGTTTTATAATTATTTAATTTTAGTAGTTTCTCTATTTTATTTCAAGTATGTGTACAATGACCATTCAAACCAGTTTTTTTATATATTTTTTTAATATTAACAACCCTCCAAAAAATCTTTTTATATTTATTATTGTCATTCTTAAAAATTAAGCAGAACATCAGATTCTTTTTACTTCTTGAAAAAATTCATTCATTATGTTTATTATATTTATTTGTTTAGTTAATTTTAATTAAAAAAATCATTAAAAATATATAAAAACAACAATGAAACCATAAAATATCGTGTACCCGCCAAACCCGTCAAATTCCCGCCAAAACCCGCCAATTATGGTGTACCCCTCCAAACCCGCCAATTTTAAAGAGTTTTCTAGAAAAAAGTTTTTAAAAAAATATTAATAAAAATTTTTTTATAGAAAAAATTCTAAAAATAAAATAATAGAAAACTTTCGTGATTTTGGCGGGTTTGGAGGGGTACACCATAATTGGCGGGTTTTGGCGGGAATTTGACGGGTTTGGCGGTGTACACCATAGTTGTGGTAAGGGTTTTGAAAAACTAAAAAATGAGATTTTTACAAGTATGTAGGCGGGAATTTCGGAAGTAATTTAAAAATGTGAAAATTTATATATTTACTTGAAAATTTATGTATATTTACTTGAAAATTTATGTATATTTACTTGAAAATTTATATATATTTACTTGAAAATTTATATATATTTTTTAGACATTTTAGTTAAATTTATATTATATCATTTACTTTTAAAAAATAAGATTAAACTACTACTACTGCAACATAAAATCAATAGTATAATAATTATTATTATGATTTGATTTGTATAATCAACACTTTGTGTTGGAGTTGTTGTTTGTTTTTTCATGCTTTTTGGTGATATTATTTCTTCTTCTTGATCTAGTTGATTTTCAGGTAATTCTATAACTTGTTGTAAGGCAGATTTTGTATATTCGAATTGTTGTTGGGATTGTGATATAGCTTCTTCGGATTGTTTTTTGGATTGTTCTGCCACTTTAGCCGCAGCAACACCAGTTGCTGTACACGTATCTTCAGCGAGTTTATATAAATTACAATCTGATTTTAATGAATTAATACCAGATACACTACAAGTATAATTACCAAGTAACATACCCTGTTCACTTAGAATACCGTATTTTAAACAATCCGTTTTAACATCTGATATTTTTTGTGCTGTACATTCTTCACTAGGTATTTCATATCTTTGACAATCTTGTATCGTGCTTAATACTGTACAAGATGTTCTATTACTATTACACCAATTTATACAATCTGATGAATTAGCATTAGTATTATTCTTATTACAATAAGTAGTCATTAGTTGATTGTAAAGTGTACCATTACTGTTTACTAAATCTTTACATTTGTCATACTTTATAATGTTATCATTACTAGAACAATGATCTCTCATAATAGCTGTACATTCACTTGAAGATACATCTCTGTATTTTGAATCACACGTTTTTCCATCAACTGTTTTACTTGTATTTTTTGATCTTGTGTTTGCTAAACAACACCCCTTAGGATCTCCTAAAAAAGCTTTTCTCTTTACTTTCCCTCTTGAACCTGCTATTGCATTGCCACCTGAACATTCGCAGCCATAACCTCCACCTACATCACTGCATAACCCACACCCACTACCTCTACCACCATATTCAAACTCACCATTATCTGGCCACCCCCATCCTCTATTATATAACCAAGTTTCATGTGTTCCATCAGCATTTGGACCACAACCTCGTATCATTTCTTTTGTATCATCTATAGCAACATCCGCCAATTCATCTAATGTGAATTTATACGGTTTCGTGTTTTCATCACCACATTTACCCATATTATATATTATATATTTAAAAAAAATTTAAAAAATTTGTAAAAAATTATTATTGTAATCAATTTGTATACTTGAATGTTGGAATAAATGAAAATTATACTTGTAATATTGGGTAGAACCTTTAATATTGTTACAAAATATACATGGGAAAACTAAAATATCACAAATATTTGTAAGTTTTTGTATAGTGTATGAAATCAAGGAATTTGATTGATAAAATAAATAAACATTACCTACTTTTATTTCATTATTATGATTTATATCTGTAGTAATATATAAACTCACAAAGTTTTGTAAATCATCACTGCAAAACATATAAAAATCAGGATTTGATAACATTCCATATAACATATTTTCATCAATTTCAAAATATATTTTATTTTTGTAAAAAATATTTAGATTTTCTATTATGTATTTAATGTCAGAATCGTTTACTGGTCTTAAAATATTAGATTTGTTTGTTTGTTTATAAAAATTGTATAATTTTAACACGTATTGATTTCTATTAGCCTGCGGTAATTCAAAATAATCGGCATTTATTAATTTTTCAATGTTTATTGGATATGCTAGAAAATCCATAAAAGTAAAAGATAATGGTAATTGTTTTGCTGTATAAAAAATACCAGGATGACTATGACCTTTGTATGACCACAATTGGTTAATTAATATTTCTACCAAATATTTCTGTCTATAATTTTTATGAATACACAAGAAATTCACTTCAATAACATCTAATATTTTTTTTTCTAAAAATTGTACATTTCTAGTTATACCACATATAAAACCGATAAGTTGATTTGTATTTTTTTCTCGAATACCAATCAGTACAGGATTTTTATCAATATTAAAAAACCACATTAATAAATTTTTAGAATAAACATTTATTGAATGTTTTTGATTTGTATAATGATCTTTTAATAAGTAGTATATTTCATTTAAATGTATACTTGTACTTAATTTTTCTATAAATAAATCATCTTGTAGCTTTTGTATACAAGGCAATTTCGTATTTATTAGTTTTATATCATTTATATTTTCAACTATTTCTTGAGGATAATTATCCCATATACTTATACCTTTGGTTTGCATTCTTTATTTTTAACAATAGAAAAATAAAAATTATTTTACTTATATATAGATGATTATTATATTGTTTTTAATATTTATAATTTTTAGATATATTTTTAATAATTTTGTTAGAAAACGAGAACAATTCGTTGGTAGTTTAAGAGTTGCAAATGAATTAGATAAAAAACGTGCATTAAAATTTGCATTGAAAAAAATGTGTGAATCAAAAGGATATTCGTGGGTTGAACAAAGTGATGAATTTACATATGATTGTAAACATACAAAAGAATCGTGTCAACGAAGTTCTGTATATCCAACTAAAGTGGGTGATATACCAAAATATTATGAGTGGAGGGATGCAGATAGTAAAGATGCAAGGGCATCTTCTGAAAATGCCATCAGTTCGCTTTTAAGAAATGATAACAAGCCTCAAACTTTAAGTCAACAAGCTGGTCAAAGTACATTGTCAGAATCAGAATTTGATATAACAAGAGATGGTATTTGTATAATAGGTAATGAATATTTTAGAAATATGTGTGAATCAAATGCATTAAGTTATGATATACGAGATGGTAGTTGTAAAACAAATAGGACTTATTGTGCAAATAAATGTTTACCATTTTGTAATGGTGATTGTTTTGAAACAATAAGTTCAAAAGTAAATGAATCTATATTCGGTACCACAGTTGGTAGAGCAGTTGCTTGTACTACAATGGATCGTGCAATCACTGAACTATCTTGTTTGGCAAGTGATGCAGCACAAAATAGAAAAATTACTATATAAAAGGCTATATTATTTTATATAAAAATTTTTTATTTATATAATGTAATGACAAGTACTTTTGGAGCAATCGCTAAGACAGCTGGTGTAACAACTGGATTAACTGGAGGTTTAGCAGCAGCGGATATATCCAATAGACCAACTGATACAAGAATTGTATCAAAAAGTGTTGTAGACGTTGTAACTCAAACTGGTATTGATATATGGGGGACTGCATTTGATGCTGGATTTATAGAGGCAAAAAAATCTGGTATGAGTTTTTCTAAAGCTTTAAATTCAAGTTTTAGAGATTCTGTTAATAAACCAATACAAATTTTAAAAGATAAAATAGCAAAAGAAGCTGCAGAGGAAGCTACAAAAAAACTAGCACAAAAGGGTGGAGAAAAAGTAGCACAAAAGGCTGGAGAAAAAGTAGCAACGCAAGTAGGAAAAACTGCAGGTACTCAAGTAGCTAGTAAAGCCGCTGCTACAGGGACGTTTTTAGGTATGGGTCCAGTCGGGTGGGCTTTGTTAATTGTTCAAATGTCATTTATGGTTTTAGATCTACTTTGGAATCCATTTCAGACGTATTTTAATAAAGATTTAAGTGAAATGAAAGAAAGTATTGATGCCAGTATTCGCAAAGAATTTTTAAAAAATGGGGCTGATTATCCATTAGAAATCAAACCTGAAATAATGCCTTCAACAGATGAAGAATATGATGAATTTTCTAAATATGTTAAACAATATTATGATGATAATGGTTTGATTTTCTCTGAAGATGTTATTAAAGAAGAATCTTTATATCAAGATCTAAATCTATTAACACGTAGAATGGATATAGCCTTAAACCCGCTATATCAGAATATAGGTTTATTATCCGGTACAAATCAAAATGCTGCATTATTAATTGCAACCGCTGTTGCAAAAAAGAAAGGGTATCGTTATTTACCAGATTTAAAACGCTCAATTGATATGGATTACGATTACCAACCTGATTCAAATAAAATAGATGATTGGGTAAAATTAAATTGGCAACTTTTGGTAATTTGTGTTATATTTACAAGTATAAGTATTAGTATTAGTATTAGTCTTGGTGTTTTGTATTATTGATTATTTTTGACGTTTATATTTTTTTTTGAATAAATTTTTTTTTTGTGTTATAAGTATATCATTATGCATATTTTTCCTATTGTAGAAGAATTGTCTGGAGTAACAGCTTTACGAACAGGACTTCAAGCAACTGGTGATATTACCAAAAGTGCAACTAAAAGTTTAAGAAAGGGTGTTGGTGAAATAGGAGGAGTTGCAACTAAAAGTTTAAAAAAGGGTGTTGATGGATTAGGAGGAGCTGTAAAAAAGAGTTTTGGTGAAACTGTAGAAAAAGCAAAAAAAGTTTTAAGTGAAACTGCACAAGAAACTCTAGAAAAAACACAAAAAGTTAGTAAAGCAGCAGACGAAGCTGGTGAAACAATAGGTAAAACTTCTAGTAAAGTAACAGGCGAAGCTGGTGAAAACGTAGTTGCAAAAGCCGATGATATGACAAAGATTGCAAGTGATGCTCAAAAATTAACACCTGATGATTTTTTAGCAAAACACGGTAAAAAGATTCTAGTTGGTGCTGGTGGTGTCACACTTGCTAGTATTGTTGCAGTTGCTACATCAAACGCAAACAGAATAAACAATACAGATTTTACTATAACTTCAATTAAAAAAGATCCTGCAGATCCCTCGTATACAATTGTTAGTTATGTTCCTGAAGAATTATTCACAAAGAGAGATAGTGTAATTATTTCCGACTCTAATTCATCCCCAAGTATTGATGGTGAATATACAGCTCAACCAATACGTGCTGGTGGTATTCGAATTAATAAACGTATAAGTAAAGATGGTAACAATGGGTCTTTAAAATGTTATACAACTGTATCTAATCAAACGTCTCAACAGATAACTGATATAGTTAAACCTATTACCAGTACTGCAGCTGGTGTTGCAGGAGGTGTCGCAGGTGATGTTTTAACAGATATTATACCAGAAGCATTAAAAGCAACTGGACTTGGAAGTTCTCTTGGTGGTATTCCATTAACATCATGGATTTTTTTTGTGGTTTGTATATTAATGTTGATGTGTATTTTTATTTTAATAATTATAAGATAATTGATATTTTATTGAAAAAAAATTATATTTAATAATATATATATTCAATGGAGTATAAATATATTATAATTATCATTTTAATAATCATACTTTTTATAGTATATTTCAGATTTTTAAAAAAAACAAATGAATCATTTGTAGATTTAGAATCTATGCAAGAAAAAGACATTCTTCCAGATTACATCAACATTACACCTAAACAATTAGTTGATTATTTTGGAGGAATAGACGAATTAACACAAGTTTTAGTAGCAAATAATATACCTATTGAATATTTAAATGATCCAAAACAATATCCAAAAATAGCTAGTTATTTAAAAATGAAATCTAATATTTAATTGATGGTATTTTCACTTTGATGTAAATTCTTGGATCTACATATTTGTTCTGTTAAATAAAAACTATTTAAATCTATAGTATTATATATTCTTGGTTTTAATTTATATAAACTATCTAATATAGTTTTTGATATGGCGTCCTTGTAATTATATAATACATACAATTTGTCTCTAACTGACAAGTAATAATTCAATGATTCTAGAATCTCATTTTCTTTATCGTCAAGATAACTAACATTAAATTTTTCAACATTTTTACTCGAATAAAATTCTTTATATGTTGTGTTCATATTTGTTAATACAAAACATAATTCTTTATCCAAATGTATAAATAATAACCAGTCCATTAAATATCATTGATTATTATTTATATTTCAATTATTTATTTTTATTCATTATATTCTTTTTGCTGAAAAGATATATTCAATTACAATTTTTGGTTGTTTATCTTCACTATTTTTATTTGATTTGAATCTTTGATATTCTTTTTGATAACATTTAACATCATTCCATCCAGTGATTTTAAATAAATTAATCATATCATCTTTAGATACAAGACTTTCAGATGAATAACTAATGAATAAAAATTTACATTTAATTTTCGATAGTACAGATTTAAATTCATTAAATGCTTCTCTTTTAGAACAAAATTTTGATTTTGTATCTGTTAGTTCTCTTAATCCGGTTTTCCCTTTGATTTTTGGATTATCATAACGACTTATAGTTTCCAATAAATGATAATTATCATGATAACTTCTTGTAACATAAGGAGGGTCCATATACACAACTTCATAATTTGATAAATCGTTTGTATCCAACAAACTAACTATATTATTATTATAATAAACGTGTTCAATTTTTTCGTCTACTAAATCTTCAACCAAATTCCAATCTAATAATAGATCTTTTAATGCAACTTTCTTTAAATTTTTTAAGTATGCTCCATATACACTTGCTATATTACTCACACTTGTAACTGCATATAACAACAATTTTAGTAATAATCTATATTCATCATTGTTTATACTATTTTCTAATTTTAACTTTTCTATCTTTTGTCTAATATAATCAGTTTTATAACCATTTAATTTTGTTAAATATAATCTACCACCCTTTTCTGTATAATTTTGATATATAAAATAAGAATCGGTTGCATTTGATAAATCATTTTCGTTCATCAATGATAATTCTTTATTCGTAGTTTCTACTATTAATCTTAATTGTTTTATATCAATATTATGTTTTGACCAAATTGATGATACCATATATGCATAATGTTGAATATCATTTATTAACACATTTTTACAACCACCTTTAATAACATCAAATGTTACAACACCAGTGCCACTACAAATATCTGCAAAACTTTGTATCTCCTTGTAAGAAGATTTTCCTGTATAATCGAATATAGATTCTTTTATAAAATCTAAGAGTTTCATTTTACTACCTATATAATTAAAACTACGGAAACATAATTTTGTCATATCCTGTTTATCCTCTTGTTCTTTTAAACTAATTTTTTTTTCTTGAATAACCTTGAAATTGTATTTTGTTTTCAAATTGTAAACATCAACTTTTAAATTATTTATATAACCTGTATTTATCATATATACTAATGTATCTATATTGAAACGAAACTTGATACAATCTCTATTGTTATGAATTTGTAATTCTCCTAATGTCATTTTGTTATCTATTTTTGAATTGTTTATATAAACTGTATTTGATTCATTCCAATCACATAATAATTTAGATGTTGATAAATATAAATCTTTTGTAAAACTAATTTCATTTTCAATATCTCTTTGTATCACATATACTAGACCTTTATCAAATTTGTAAACCAAGGTGATGTCGCAACAAAAGCAATTTTCTAAATAATTTTGTAACAATTTCATTTTGTTAACCATAAAATAACTTTTAAACATATTGGTTGTAGCAAAATTAATATCTAATTTTGTTGATAAACTATTCAAACTACATTGACCTATATTTTGAGGACATATACGATTTCCCTTCATTACTGTTTTTACTGAAATTGTCTTATTATCTAATTCGTTTATAAAATCATACTTCTTGTTCATATTACCTACGTGTTTTAGTTTCATTTTTTTTAATATTGGACCAACATTTGATGAGATATCATCTGTTATCTCTTGTGGTAAAGCATCGTATTTTCTTTTTGTATTAAAGGGAATATTCACTATATCACATATGGCTTTTTCGACTAAAATACCTAATTGTTCAGTATTTTTAAGTCTATACATTGTTGTTTGTTGTCCTTTCTTAAATTTTAATTCAATTTTATTTAATAAAATATGAAGTTTTTTTATTTATTATGTTTATTGTGTTTTTTGTATATATTTATTTTATTATGTGTAATTATAAAATGAATAAGATAAATAGTACATCTTGTACAACCGCTTCAACATTAACAAATAATAAAATTAGTAGAGAGATACTTAGAAACAAACAACTTACATCGATTACAAACGGTACATCTGGATGTTTGTATGTAACAAATGTTAATTTATATTTACATCCTAATGCAAATCAGACAACACCTGATGTTGGTATTTTAGAAAAAGGTGTTAAACAGATCAAAACAAGATGTTGTAACTCGGAATGTTTTTATTATGATCCTTGTATTGTAGATGATTATTTTTATTGTTGTAATCCAATATGTTCTTGTTTTAAACCAGATTGGTATTGTTATTTATAAACTTATTGGTATTGTTACTTATAAACTTAATACAATTTAGTATAGTACTTTGACCTCGCTCTATTCCCATAGACTTTGAGAATTTGGTTCTGTATTTTACCTTCCAAATATTCTTCTGATAGTTCGGATCTTACTTTCATTAATAATTTCCCCAACATATTTTTACCTGTTCCTTTTTTTCCTATACCCCAATAATAATCTTTTGGACTATTTTCTATGATAGTTGCGTTTTTAGTACTCAATAACAAATTTTTTAATTGTATATTTTGTGAAAATTTTGCTAATAATCCATTGAACATTATTTCATCTTTTACAAATCCCCAATCTGGTCTGACACGAATATTATTCTTTATAGATTGATCTATAATATCAAATATTAATTCATTATTATTTACTTTGTCAAGTACCCATTTGTTTGCAAAACGATAATTTTTTGATTGTCTACCTAATAATTTAGCTTTCATAGGCGAATCTGCATTTTTTACTATTTTCATATATTCTGGTTCGTGTGTAAATTTTTGAGATTGATAATATGACTCGATACAAAAATATGTAACATTATCTATTGTAAAATTACACTTTGCAAAATTAGAAAACTCATAAAACTGGTCTTGTGGTTTATAAAAATAAATATTCATAATATCGTTATTTTTGTATAGACAATTTTCAAATATTTTGAAAAAATTTCAGTTTTTTTGATTATTTTATTTAGTGTATTTATAACGTTTAAATTTTGAGGCGTTCTCATTTGGGGGGGGTGTGTAATTAAATTTGAGGCGTTCTCATTTGAGGGTGGCAACGTTGGGTATAAATTCCAACAAAAAGCGAAAAAATCTTTACAAATGAATCCCAAACTGCCAAAAGTGAGACGTGTATATATGCCAAGAGAATTATGGCTTGAAATATTTGAATTCTGTTCTGTTGCTTCACTTTTGAATGCCAGAAGTGTAAATAAGGCTTGGAATGTCTTGGCTAATGATATACTGGCTGCAAGGTTAAAAAATGAATTATTAGAGGTGTGTGTTCTGTCTCGTAATCAAGAAATTGATTACAAGGCCATTAAACAGAATTGTGAGGCTGAATTGGGTCATTATAGAGATTTCTTGAATGTCCCTGGAACTGTTGAAAATCTTTCTGAAGTTATTTCGTACATCAATGTACAACATGAAGTTCAAATGGTTTGTGAATGTTTGGTTCGTTTACGGGGTGGCGTAGCAACTCCTTATACTGAACGAATGACTTGGAAAGATATCAGAACAAGGATGAAGAAATCAGATTTTAAAATATGGTTGTACAATCTATCTATAAATGTGGAATTTATTGATTTAGAAGATATCCACAAGGTAGAAAATATGATACGGTTTGATGTAACTATTACATACGAAAGATTAAGAGATATATCTCTCGCTGGTTATAGACTATTAATTTTGGTTGCTGCGTGTATCCAATTCTCAATCGTTAGTAACAGATTGAGCGAGAAAAAGGTTAAAACGGAAGCATTACAACGTAAACTTGTAAATGCTTCAAAATTTATGGATGTAATTACTTTGAAACTTTGAACAATTTTCGACTTTACATTAATTCTTGTTGAAAAATTAAATAAACTTTACTTTATCATTCACTTCAAACGAATAGATAAAGGTTATCAAGAATAATCAAATAAGTATTTCTAATTAAAAAGACGATGAGGCGCAAGTTTGGGGGTGTAATTTAATTAAATTGGGGCGATGTGAGGCGTAAGTTTGGGGGTGTAATTTAATTAAATTGAGGCGTTCTCATTTGGGGGTGTGTAATTAAATTGTGGCGATGTGAGGCGTTCTCATTTTGGGGTGTGTAATTAAATTGAGGCGATGTGAGTGGCTGTGTGATGTGGCTATGTTATGGATCGGGGCCTTTCTATATAAAGAGAAGATTTTGTAGTAGAGACATAAAAGAATGTCATTAGATTTTTTTGAACAATTCGCTACAATTGATATTGGTGTTAAAACCGAACAAAAAAATGTTGAAAAAATACAAAAAAATGTTGAAAAAATACAAAAAAATGTTTCAAAAAAATACAAGTTTATTCACGGTAAAAGTGTATTGATGCTTTGTGGTCAATATAAAGGTTATACGGGTTTTGTGTATGAATATTTTCCAAAAACTGTTAGTTTTGCTTTAAATGAAGAGCAATATGTAATGGCGCATGATTATCCTACTAAAGTTATAGGTGATGAAATTATGACTGTATATGGATTGGCAAAAATAGTTTCTCGAGTTGAACAATTATATAATGTAAAATTATATGATCAAGATGAAATGGTACGTTTGCCTCGTAATTATTTTATTCAATTTGTGTTTTTTATGGAAGGTGGTTTTGTAAAAGTTGGCAAAGTAACAAATCAAAAGTATAACGAATATGAATTTGAAAGAGTAATTTTTGACTATTCTTCAAAAGATTCAAAAGAGTCTTTGATGAATAAATTGTCAAATATGTATATTTCTGGAAACTTGAATGGATTATATGGTAATGGTAAAAAGGAAAAAATTCATATTATTGATTGTTTTGATGTTATTTATATGGTAAATAAGAGACCTCAAAACAAAAATGATAATGATTATTATGGAAAGTATGGGAAATTGGTAAACAAAATACCAGAACAATTTTTGGTTTTGGTAAAAAGAGTGATTAGACTAAATGAATCAATGTGTAAATTGGATGGAAATAATGTAAAAGTGAAAAGTGGTTTATATAAAAACAAGGAAGGTGAATTTGTTAGTATGGATGATGCGTATTTAAGTGTAAATATTGAATCAATTGGTAAAATGATTTGTAATCATTTGATATTTTGTGGTAATGGAATGTGTAGACTAGAAAAGATACTTCCATCACATGTTTTTTATATGGATTTACAATTGAAAAATGGAAATTACTATCAAGTTATAGATTTTGATGGTGTTGAATTTAATGGTGTTGAAAAAGTTGGAAATACTTTTGTTGAATCAAAAGTAAAAAATAGCCAAGTAAGAAACTTTATGTGTGGGTTTACATTTATTCAAAATGTAGAAAATTTTATAATTGAAGAAAACGAAAACGAACAACTTAGTATCATCTTAGAAGATGATAAGGAAAATCCAACAGAAGTTTTTGACATTGAAAATGATGATGACAGTAAAGATGATATAGATTATAATATGGATGTGGAAAATGTAGTAGAAAATGTTGATGATAATTATGTATATGAAGACAATCAAAATGAAATGAAACAATCTTTTAAAGATACAGAGAGAGCATCGTTTATTGAACGATCATTTTCAAAAAATGAAAAGGAATATTTAAAAATAATTGACAAATGTGTTGATATATGTAATGTTGATATACATGATAAATACACAATACTTGATATTATTAGTGATTCAGTTAAAAATTTAAAGAATGAATTACAAAAGGAAAACATTACAGAATGGAAAAATACAGATATCAAGTATATTATTGTTTGTGTGATCTTTAGAGAGATCCAAAAAAAGAATGGAAGTATTACAGTGTATAAATTCAGAAATTATATTACAAAATTGTATAATTCGAATTTCTTTACAAAGGATACAATTATGGGAAGTATTTTTTTATATGAAAATGAAAACATAGATAACGATAGTACTTTATATGTTTTAAAGTTGTCTCCAGAAAATAGAATAACTTTGAAGAACAATTACAAAAACAAAAAATTTGATGATATTATCAAGTATATGATGGAACGATGTTTTGACTTGTTAAATTCTTGGTATGAAATTATATCGTTTTCAACTAGTAATACTAAAATAGAATGGATTCCTATTGCAAAACCTAATACGGTAAGACACTATCCCAAATATTTCTTAACAACAAGCGATATTGTTAATAATGTTCAATCACAAGATGCAACAAAAATTATTTGGAGTCCAGAATCACAAAAATTAATCAATATGTGGAAAATTTCTTTAGATGAAAAATTGAATAGAGAAGACAATGATGTTGTAAAGAAAATTTATGAATTTGTAAAAAATAATATTGAAAATGCACCATTTGTTTTGAAACAATTGGAATATTCAGATAACAAATTGGATAAATTAAAATATAGGGAACTCAAAAGAACATTTGAAACTTTTTCATCCAAATTAAAATCTTTTGTTGTTAAAAAACAAAATGAAAAACAAATTATGTTGGATCGTCATAGATATGAAAAGGCAATGTTAAATCAAAGACGAGAGTTTATTGTAAAAAACGGGAGACAAATTAAAGAAATTTAATAAATTAAAGAAGTTTAATAAATTAAAGAAATTTAGTAAATTAAAGAAGTTTAATAAATTTGTATTTGACATTAATTTAACATTATTAAAATTAAATTTTCTATATAATTAATAAGCAGAATGTTGAATTTATCAGAAACATTCACACGACAAATACCTTATTTATTAATTGCGATTATACTTATATATATGGTAAAACCAAATATACTATTTAAACCAAATGGAAAACCAAGAATATATGGTATAGGAATAGATGAAGAAGGATATAAAAAGACTCTTTTTACTTTTCAGTTTGTTATTATTATTTTAAGTTTATTAGTATATCATTTTTAATGTATATCATTTTTAATGTATATGTTATACTTTAACTCATTATTTTAATGAAACATATAATACATAAAATCGCTCCAAGCATTTTGTTTAGATTTCATCCATTCTGACATAATAGTTAGGCCTTTATGAACTATATCTACATCACAATTATGTAATATTAATTCACCAATATATGGATTTTTTATTTTTACATCATTGTCGATTTGAGAAATGTGATGAATATTTATAAAATGTTTATAATCAATAATATGACATCCATTTATATTGATGTAATATACACCGTTTAATTTGAAAAAGGAAAACTCAAAACGTTTGCCATTAAATTTTTTTATTACAAAATTATCTGTATTTAGACCACTAAATTGTTTTACTAATATTTTACCATCACTTTCCTTTAATTCCATAATATCACCATTTTTACCAGTATGATTATCAATTATTAAAAAATCTCTATCCATTGTAATATATGAGGAAAATTAGTTTTACAATTTCATAAAACATTTATATACTTTATTTTTTATAGATAAATCCTGTTCTATTTTTCCGTTTACTTTTTCTATATAATATATATTATCTATTTTTGAATTAATTAATTTGAAATTTTTATATTCTTGTAATTTTATATTAAGAAAATTCGTGATAGTAATCATATCGCAAATATTATTTTTATAACAATATTCAGATATCATTTCTAATGTATATGATTTTTCTGTTGTGTCCTTTGTGTCCTTTACAAAGATACAACAAACTACACTGTTTATTAATTTTTCTTGTTCAAAAAGAGTGTGATCATTTTTTGAAAACGTTACATTATATAAACATACAAATGACTGTATTTCTTGTGTTACTTGATCTCTTATGATAAATTTATAAAATAAATCATTATCAAATATTTCTATCATTTCATTTACTATGAAATTATCAAAAACTTCATATTCTCTGTGTAATTCGTGTGTTATAAAATTAGATAATTCTTCTAAATTATAATTATGATTACAAGATGTGATTAATTCAATTGTATAATTTTTTAAAAATGCAGGTGTATAACTAAATGTATTATAAATTTTTTTTAAAATAATTGGATCAATTTCATTTTTTATCATATTTTGTTCTATTAATTTATCAATGTTAATAGGTCTGTAATAATACAATTCTTCGTATAGTAAGGTTTTGTTTATATATCTATTGGTTTTATAAATAATATAGTTTATATCGCGTATATAATGTTTTTTAATTATTTCCGTAATTTTTATTATATTATTTTTTCCACGTAATCTATTAGATAAGAACATCCAATTTATATATAAACATTTTTGATTATTTGTAAAATCTGATGTATTATATTGTTTTATTGATATATTGTCACATATTTTGAAAAAAACTACACCTAATATAGTATCTTGCTTTATAACATCGTCATAAAATATCATACATATATTACATTTTACAAGATATTGTAAAAAATTTTGTGAATATTCTGTTTTTATATTCCTATAACTTGTATTATTAATAAACACCAAAATTGTTTGTAACAATAAATCATCTGTTTCTCTTAGAATATAGTAATTACAAAATTTATCATCTTCTTCATTTTTATGTCTATTATTTTTTACATTTTTATATAAATTACTTATATCTTGCTCATTTGTATCTTGATTATTTTTATATAAATCATTTGTATCTTGCTCACTTGTATCTTGATCATTTGTATCTTGCTCATTTATACAATTTAATTCTTGTTTTGATAGCTTTAATAATAAGTTTTTATATAATTTATTAAATTTATTAGTCATAATAAAGTAGTTATATTTTTTATTTTTTATTTTTTTTTATATTTTTTTTATGTTGTTTTTTTTTAACATCATCTTCGTATATAAATTCGATTTCTGGAAATTTTGTTAATAATTCTTTTGTATGATTTTGTAATTTGTCCTTGTGTTTTTGTGAAATACGTGATTTTATATTATATTCTTTATATGTATTGTTAGATCCCCAATCTATATATAAATAAAATGGTTCTAAAAAATCAACCATATAACCATTTTCAGATAAACGGTTTATTACAAACAATATACAAGATTTCATATCATATTGAGGATATCCTATTAATATTTGAGGTATTTCAAATATAATATAAGTTTGATTTGTATGTCTATTAGTATAGGTAATTTTTTGTACAATTTTATTTAAAACAATATTAAAAATGTCATTTTTAGAAGATTCTTTTACATTTTTCTCTTTGTGTAAGGATGATATAGAAGGTATATCGGGGGTATTATGACTATTTATTTTATCTGGCATTTATTCTAATTATTGTTTATATTATATTTTTTTTTAATTTATGTTATATAAACTTGGAATAATTTTATGACATCACATAATATACCCCATTGTAATATAATATATGGTTATACAAAAACATGTCTTGATAATATACAAGATTCGCCTGTTCTATTAATAGAACCTAGATCAGAATATATAGATATGATAAAGAATATACAAAAAACAAATCGAAATGTAATTCTTATATCTAAAATTTTGACCAATTCCAAATGCACTAGTGAGATACCTTTTTTTTATCATAAAAAAGATGATTATTATTGGATATCAAATGAAGATGATCAATTAACAATTAATGGTAATAATTTATTTGATATAAAAAAACATATAGCTTATCCAGTGACTCTTAGAAACATTATAATAGATTATAATATTCAAAATATAGAAAAACTTATAGTAAACATAAAGATTAAAAATATACAAGATATTTTAGATAGTATCTTATCATATAATCATATTATATCTAACATAATATTAACAAAGTTTTATGAAAATATAAAACCCAAAATACTTACATATTACCATACAGATGTAGAAAATGAATATATTTTGTATATTCATAAAAATCTTAACGTTGATTTACCAAATATAGGTTTGTATTTATTGAATGATGATAAGAGATATAATAAAGATATGTCATTGTTTATTAATCAATATAAAATAAATATAATACTTCAATCAAATGAATCACCTAGTGAAATTAATTTCATACCATATCCTGATTCTGTACAAGTTATAGAATCAATAAATACAAAACAAACAAAAATATATTATGATAATATAATTGATATTTTACATGGTATTTTTTCAAAAACTCCTGACACTATATCTGATAAATTAGATATCATTATACAGTTTAATCCAAAGCATTTTTCTACAAAAAATACATTACAAATAATGTATCCTCTTAAAGATAATACAATTTATGTTAACAAATTGTATGATATAATGTATGCAACTAAAAATTGTATGTTTATGTTATACCAAATTTTGAAATCAAAATATTTTACAGATTATATTGAACAAAAACGTTCTGAAAAACCCAAAATATTTAAAATATTTGCAAAACGTTATTTTTATGAATATATTTCAAAAATATTTGTATTACAAGATTTTAATTAATTTTATTTTTTGATTTTTTTGATATTTTTGATGTAATTTATATCTTCATATTATTACAAATTATTACAAATTATTTACCACTTTATTTTCGACATCTCGTATTGTGTTTTTTGTGATTGTTATTGTGATTGTGATTGTGATTGTGATTGTGATGATGTGTATTAGTAGAATTTTTATCATTATTTGAACCGAGTGATGGTTCACAATAAGTAGAATACAAATAATTAGATGTTGGTCCATTAGGGCAATTTCCTAAGCATTCTGGACCATTATTATTTAATACTGATTGACATAATTCTTTACAATCAGGATTTCTTGATTGATTAACTTGACAAGAATTCCCATCCCAAAAACATAATAAATGACTATCATTACATTTCCATTCTCCTGCATCACTATGTAATGATAGATCTCCTTTGTTTTTACAATAATCTACAATAGACATCCATCCAGTTTCACCCATACGTGTCCAATA